TAAGGTTGTAGTTGTTGACCGTGGTGCTGATCAGGTAGTTACATTTAGTGCTTCACCTGCTGGTTTAGGTGTTGGTGATACAGTAACATTCACAGGTGGTGCAACAGGTATTGTTTATACATGGGATGCTGCTACAAAGAAAGCAGCGATTGTATTAGACGATCCTTCAACAAGACTTACTACTGCTAATACTTTAGATTCTCCTGACACTGGTGTTGTTGCTTCAACAAATACACTAGTAGGAGGAACAGGTTATGTAACAACTGCAGGTGCTGCCACAACTGGTGGATCAGGAACTGGATTAACAGTTGATGCAACTGCTGGTGTTGGTGCTGCATTAACAACAACCTTAACTGCTGGTGGTACTGGATACGTTACTGCTAATGGTATTAATACCACAGGTGGAAACGGATCAGGATTAATTGTTAACGTAACATCTTCTGCTGGTGCTGTTTCAACAGTTGCTATTGCTAACACTGGTGATGATCTTTATCAAGTTGGTGATGTAATAACAATTGCTGGTGGTGGTTCAGATGCTACCTTCACTATTGATACTGTTCAAGGTCAGATTACTGTTGCTTCAGTTGTTGATGGTGGAACTGGGTATGTAGTTGGAGACAGTATTACTATCACAGGTGGTGGTGGAGATTCTACTTTCCAAGTTGCTTCTGTTACAGATACAAATATTAGTCTTACTGAAGTTAAAGACTGGTATACAACTACCGAGATTGGTAGTACTGGTTTATCTTTAGGTTCAATTGGTCCACGTCCTGGAACATCTCAATATGCTGCTGGTAAAGGAGTATCATATGACGAAGTTCACATTGCAGTTATTGACGTAACTGGAAACTTTAGTGGTGCTGCCAATACAGTTTTGGAAAGAATCCTCTATACTTCCAAGTTAACTGATGCAAAGAATACAGAAGGTGCTGCTAACTTCTTCAAAGATGTAGTTAACGCACAGTCTACTCATATCTTTGTTGGTACAAACCCTGCTGCTGTTACCAATCCTGGTAGTGGTGGTGCTGGTTCTGCTTGGTCAGTTGATTCTACAGGTCTAGCATCTGGAACCAAGTTCCAAATTGCTGGTAAATTAGAAACTACTTTATCTGGTGGTGCTGATGATTATGCATATTCAACTGCTGAAATAGAAGGAGCATTTGATCAGTTTGGTGATACAGAAACTGTTGATATTGACTTCATCCTAATGGGTGGATCACTTGCAACTGAAGCAGACACCAAAACAAAAGCAGGAAAAGTAATTGCAATTGCATCTTCTCGTAAGGACTGTGTTGCATTTGTATCACCTCATAAATCTAATCAGGTTGGTACAGCAGGTATTCTTACTGCAACTCAACAAAAAGAAAATACCCTCAACTTCTTTAGTGGATTGACATCAACGTCATTCGCTGTATTTGATAGTGGGTACAAGTATTACTATGATCGTTTTAATGATAAGTATCGTTACATTCCAACTAACGGTGATATCGCTGGTCTTTGTGTAAGTACATCTTCCGTTCTGGATGATTGGTACTCACCTGCTGGTGTTAACCGTGGATCTCTACGTAATGCAATCAAACTTGCATACAACCCTAACAAGGCAGATAGAGACGAACTTTATCAATCAAGAATTAATCCAGTTGTTACATTCCCTGGTACAGGTGTAACACTATTCGGTGACAAGACTGCATTGTCTTCACCATCTGCTTTCGACAGGATTAATGTTCGCCGTCTCTTCCTCAATCTTGAGAAGAGAGTTGGTGATCTAGCAAAAGCAGTTCTATTTGAACAAAATGACTCGACTACCAGAGCATCATTCTCCAGTGCAGTAAACTCTTACTTATCTGAAGTCCAAGCTCGTCGTGGCGTTACTGATTTCCTTGTGGTATGTGATGAATCAAACAATACACCTGACGTAATTGATCGTAACGAATTCGTTGCTGAACTGTTCGTCAAACCTACTCGTTCAATTAACTTTATCACCGTTACTTTCACTGCAACCAAAACAGGTGTTGCATTCCAAGAAGTAGTTGGTAGATAATAATATAAAAGGTAATCAAAAATGACAACAAAACTAAACAATTTTCTTTCTAAAATTGGTGAAGGCGTTAAGCCTAATATGTTTGTGGTCGATATCAGTTGGCCACAAGATCTAGATAATAGACCAGAGGGAGATAATAGAGAGTTAGTAAACTTACTTTGTAAGTCTACTGCTCTTCCAGCATCAAACATTGGTGTAATCGAAGTTCCTTTTAGAGGAAGAACGGTTAAAATTGCTGGTGACAGAACATTCGATACATGGTCTGCAACATTCTTTAACGATAAAGACTTTAAGATTCGTACCTACTTCGAGAAGTGGTTGGAACAAATCAATACTCATGAGTCTAACAATGCTCCTCTATTTGTACCAACAAATAGTAATGCAGGATACATGGCATCTGTTAAAGTTAAGCAAATGCGTAAGGATGATAGAGAGTCAGGATCTATACTACGTCAGTATGATCTACTACATGCATTCCCAACTAGTGTTTCACAAATTGATCTTGCTTATGATAGTAATGATCAGATCGAAGAATTCTCTGTTGAATTCCAGTATTCATACTGGACTTCACCTGCTTCACCTGAATCAAACTTGAATGCAACAGTTGCTTCGAACGCAAATACTACCTCTATCACAACCTGATAAATAGTAGTATCGCAAACTATACATTAATGTTATGAGTCAACTGTTTGGATTTTTAATTAATAAGAAGGGGGATACAAAAGGTCAATCACCTATTCCCCCTAATAGTGATGATTCCGTATCCACTGTAGCAGGTGGATATTTTGGTACATACGTTGACGTTGAAGGTGTGTCTAAAAATGAGTATGAACTCATTAAAAGATATAGAGATATGTCACTTCATCCAGAAGTGGATACTGCAATAGATGAAATCATCAATGAGTTCGTTGTAAGTGATACTAACGAACCACCTGTAGAAGTAGAGTTATCCAAGTTAGATCTTGGAGCAAATATTAAAAAGAAAATTCGTGATGAGTTTGATAGCATCTTAAAGATGTTGAACTTTGATAAAGGTGCTCATCAAATTATTAGGAATTGGTATGTGGACGGTAGAACATACTACCATAAAGTTATAGATTTAGAAAATCCCAAAAAAGGTATTCTTGAGTTACGCTACGTTGATCCACTCAAGATTAGAAAAATTAGACAAAAGATTCAAGACCCAGAGACGAAAAGGAATCCACACAAGATTAAAGGAACAGCATTAGAATACGATTGGGGTGATTACGTAGAATATTATCAGTATAAACCTAGAGGTTTTTCTGGTTCTATGAGTCTGCCTAATAATTCTGCTTCTGATTTTTCAACAGCAGAAGGAATTAAGATAGCAATCGACTCTATTGCTACATCAAATTCTGGTGTAACAGAACTGAATAAGAAGTATACTTTAAGTTTCTTACATAAGGCAATTAAGTCACTCAACCAACTTCGAATGATTGAGGACAGCCTAGTTATCTACAGGCTTTCAAGGGCACCTGAACGCAGGATCTTCTACATCGATGTCGGCAATTTACCAAAGGTAAAAGCAGAACAATACTTGCGTGATGTAATGGCACGTTATCGTAACAAGTTAGTTTACGATGCTAACACAGGTGAGATCAGAGATGATAAAAAGCATATGAGTATGCTTGAAGATTTCTGGTTACCTAGAAGAGAAGGTGGACGTGGAACAGAAATTACAACACTACCAGGTGGACAAAATTTAGGAGAACTTAAGGACGTTGAGTATTTCAGGAAGAAGTTATACAACTCACTCAACCTTCCTCCTAGTCGTCTAACTGATGACAACAAAGCTTTTAATCTTGGTAAGACTACCGAAATACTTCGTGATGAACTTAAGTTCACCAAGTTTATTGGTAGATTACGTAAGAGATTTTCTGCACTCTTCCATGATATCTTAAGGACTCAATTAATACTCAAGGGTATCATTGCTCCTGAAGATTGGGATGAGATGGAAGGTAGTATTCAATACGACTTCCTCTTTGACAATCATTTCAATGAACTGAAGCAGCAAGAGTTACAACTTGCTAGAGTTAATCTAGTTACTCAAATGGATCCATTTGTGGGTAAGTATTTCTCTGTAGAGTATCTACGTCGTGAAATATTACAACAGACTGACAAGGAATACAAAGAAATTGAGAAACAGATTCAGCAAGATATCGATAGTGGCATGGCAATGAACCCAGTTGATGTTACTAACTTTGATACAATGGATCGTCAAAATGCTGCCTATGCTCCAGAGATAGAAGCACAGTCTCAAGAAGACCAAGCTGCTATTGATCAAGCACAAGCAGATGATGATCACAACAAAGAAATGCAAAAGATGAAAGCAGCACCAAAGCCTAAAGCTGCGTCATCGACTAAATAATTCTTATACTTGTATAAATTATGGATAAACCATTAGATTCTGAAGTGGTCGATATTGTTGACCTCCTTGCCGACAAGAAGAGAGCAGAAGCTCTGGATAAGATAAGTGATTATCTTTATTCTAAAGCGTCGGATGTTATTGATACCTACAAGCAAACTGTAGCAACATCATATTTTGATGAACCTACTCCATCATCAGAGACTAGCGAAGAATGAAACTTATTACCGAGAACATTGAATCAGTTGAGTTAATCACTGAAGAAAAGGACGGCGAAAAGAAACTCTACATTGAGGGTGTCTTTCTTCAGTCTGAAGTAAAGAATCGCAATGGAAGGGTCTATCCTTTTAAGGTTCTCGATAACGAAGTTAAACGTTACCATGAAGAGTATATTAAACCAGGTCGTGCCCTAGGTGAACTAGGTCATCCTGATGGTCCGACTGTAAACCTTGATCGTGTATCACACAGGATCGTAAGTTTAAAGGCAGAAGGAAACAACTTCATTGGTAAAGCACATATCCTTGATACTCCAAATGGCAAGATTGCCAAGTCACTGTTAGGTGAAGGAGTAAAATTAGGTGTGTCTTCTAGAGGTATGGGTACTCTCGATAAGCAAGAGGGTATTTCTTATGTCATGGATGACTTCATGCTTGCAACTGCTGCTGATATAGTAGCAGATCCTTCAGCACCAGATGCTTTTGTAAATGGGATCATGGAAGGTAAAGAGTGGGTATGGAATAACGGAATTCTTAAAGAACAAACCGTTGATAAATACCAACAGGCTATTAAGTCTGCATCAAAGGGAGAACTGGAAGAAAAGACTCTTAAAGTCTTTGAACACTTCCTGTCATCTCTATGATTTATAAATAAAAACAGATATAATATCAGAAAAATTTTAGGGGAAACTCAAATGTCAGATATGCTAAACGAAAAGTTTGAAGAGTTTGTAACTGAATCGCATAAGGAACTTGCCGAAACAATAGGACAAGAACCAATGCCTTCAATTGCAGCTAATGTTATTCCTGGTGGTGATTCTTATCACGCCACTGGTCAAACTAAAGGTGCCGTGAATGGTGCTGCAGGTGCTCCCGAAGGACGTACTGGTCATGCAGCAGATTTGAGTACTGATGTTGCCACAGGTGGACAGTCTATCACCGATAACGGTGGTCCTGTTCCAACAGGTAATGAGGAAGGTGAAGACAACCCAGGAGCGAAAGCATCCGCACCATTAAATGCAGTCTCTGGAGATCCCCAACAGAGAGGCACTGGTAAAGATGAACCTGCTGGTTCTACACCAAAGTTTAACCATAGTATTACTCATGGTACAACGACAGGTCCTGATGTAGCATATCCCATCAAGCCTTCATTTGAAGAAGTTGACATGTCCTCTGACATTGACGCATTGACAGAAGGTGCTGAACTTTCTGATGAATTCAAAGCGAAAGCAAAAACAATTTTTGAAGCTGCTGTTAAGTCTAAACTCTCTGAAGAGTGGACTAAACTAGAGGAGCAGTTCAAAACACAACTCGAAGCAAAGACCGAAGAAATTAGAACGGAACTTGCCGAGGAAGTAAACGGTACCTGTAAGTATGCCGTTACAAACTGGTTAGAAGAGAACCAGATTGCCATAGACCGTGGTATCAGAAACGAAATCACTGAAGATTTCATATCAGGTCTTAAGAATCTCTTTAACGAGCATTATATTACTATCCCCGAAGACAAAGAAGATGTCGTCGAGGGTTTGACTGAAGATCTTCGTAAAATGGAGGAGCGTCTTAATGAACAGATTAAGAGCAATGTGGAACTTAATAAAAGTCTAGACGAGTCTGCAAGAATAGTCGTTCTGAAAACTGTTTCAGAAGGATTAGCAGATACTCAAGCAGACAAACTTGCTTCTCTTGCAGAGGCAGTCGAGTTTGAGTCAGAGGAGAAGTTCGCTGATAAACTCAAGACTCTTCGTGAGTCATACTTCCCTGCTTCACCAAAGGCACCTGTTGCCGAAGCAAGTGATGAGTCACCAGTAGATGAGACAGTAGCACCAGCAATGTCTGCTTACATGTCTGCCATCGAGAAGTGGCAATAATAATACTATAACACACAACTTTTAGAGAAAAAATGTTTAACGCAGAAAAACTCCAAGAGAAGTGGGCACCTGTTCTTAACCACGAGGGAGCTCCCCAATTAGGAGATCGCTATAAGAAGTCGGTAACCGCAGTTCTTTTGGAAAACCAAGAGCGTTTCATGCGTGAAGAGCGTGGAATGTTAAACGAGGTAGCAGTTAACAGCCTAGGTGCTGGTACTGTATCTCCAGGTGGGTCAGCATTGGGTAATGCCAATACAGCTGGTCTAGCAGGTTTCGACCCTGTACTCATTAGTCTTGTTCGCCGTGCAATGCCTAACCTAATGGCATATGACGTATGTGGCGTTCAACCAATGAGTGGTCCTACTGGACTTATCTTTGCAATGCGTTCTCGTTACGAGAATCAAGGTGGAGAGGAAGCACTATTCAACGAACCAGATACTGGGTTCTCTGCTGCTGGCGATGCCACTGCAGGAGCATACACACCTAGAACAGGTGCTGGTGTTGGTGGTGATTCAGAGGGTAACAACCCTGCTCTACTTAACGACTCATCTGCTGGAACCTACGAAGTAGGAAAAGGCATGTCTCGTGAAGATCTTGAGACAATGGGTGAGGCAGGAAACCTCTTCCGTGAGATGTCATTCAGCATTGAGAAGACTTCTGTGACTGCAAAGTCAAGAGCACTCAAGGCAGAGTACACTCTAGAACTTGCACAGGACTTGAAAGCAATTCATGGTCTTGATGCAGAGCAGGAACTTGCTAACATCTTGTCTAGTGAAGTACTTGCTGAAATCAACCGTGAAGTTGTTAGAACAGTTTACACAGTTGCTAAAAAAGGTGCACAGAACAACACAGCAAATGCTGGCATCTTTGACCTCGACGTTGACTCCAACGGTAGATGGTCAGTTGAGAAATTCAAGGGTCTTCTATATCAGGTAGAGCGTGATGCAAACGCTATTGCCCAAGAGACTCGTAGAGGGAAGGGTAACTTCTTGATCTGCTCTGCAGACGTTGCAAGTGCTCTCGCTATGGCTGGGGTACTTGACTATAGTTC